ATTCGGTTGTTGGTACTCGTAGTCCAGTCACAGAAACGCTGCCAGTTGTCAAATGGTTTTGTTAGTGTGGCTGTAGTCATTTATAAAAGGGGTTTAAAAAATACCAGGAATGATTTGTCCTGTTGTTACGTATGCTCCAAGAGCAGCGATAATACCGAGCATTGCTACTCTCCCATTTAGCTCTTCAGCGTCGTGGAATAGTACGTTGGCTTCTTCTTTATGCATAAGTCGTGGGGGTGTTTCGTTTGCGAAAATGTTTTGTTTACCGTATTCGGTTATAACAGTCATTGAATTGAAAGATAGGTGAATGGCGATGATGAAAGTTCAGGTCGCCATGACTATCTAAAATTTAACTTTAGAACGTTTAAGTTTAGTTTCTATATCTTTCCTGTATGCAGGATCTCTATCATATCTAGGATCTCCCATAGCATCGATTACTTCCTGTTGGCTTCTAAACATATTACCTTCATTCTTCGGTGCTTTACCTGTTAACATAGTTCCTTCGGTACCTACTGCGTTTTCATATTGATTCATTAAATTTTTCAAAGCAAAATAACAAGCGAATGGATCACCTTTTTCTACAACAGCATCATACATAGTCTGTTCGTTCTGGTTTAAATTGCTTTGAGCCCAATCTACAATTTGATTATAACGTTCTGGTCCACCAGCTACGTTTTTTAACTTACCTATATCTTCTTTAGATAACTGTTTAGGTCCGTTCTGTTGACGGTACATTAAGTAAGCTTTAGCTAAATCACCTTGCTTTGCTGATGCTAATTCTTTAAGAGTATCTTCTTTAAAGCCGTCATCTTTTTCATCCCAAAGACGATCTAATACGTCAGTGACTTCAGGCTCTTCTTTTTGCTCTTCTTCTTTTTCTTCTTCGGCTTTGGGTTCGCTGGTTTCTTCAGGTACATTTGAGTTAGGTTCTCCTAATTTTTTTTGCAAATTTATATAAGCAGATTCTAAATCCTCTGCTGTTTTATATTTACCAGCAAGTAGCTGTTCTTGATCTGCAGCCATTTGCTCCCCTACTTTAAGGGAGTCCATTTCTTCAGGAGTGAATTCCCCAGACTCAGCTGGGGTTTCATCCATTGTTAATGTTTGTGATTCTTCTGCCATAGGTGGTTACTGTGGTGGTGCGTTTGATGGTCCTGGGTTAGCTAAAGTATCTGCTAACGCAGGGTTCTTACTAGGATCAGCTGATGGAGTTTTCATTTGTTGAACATTTAATTTCTGTTGCTCAAGCTGCATTGCTTGTTGTTGAGCTGCTTGTTTTTCTTGTTGAATTTCTTGCATACTTCTTACAAGATTCAATACATCTATTCCTTGAGCTGCAGCTAAACGTTTAATAACTTCATCTGGATTAATGAATTGCATCATTTGTTCTGGACCCATCGTCTGTGCAATGGTCATCAAGAACTGGGTTAAGGCTTCTCTATCAGAGCTTCTACCTAAAGCATTAACACCTGCAACGATAGTTGGTTTCACTAAAGTCTCAGGTAACTTAGGTATCTTGCCTACCTTTTGGAATACATTCATTTTCCTATTCAGATATGGCACGAGAAATTCTGTCGTAAGCAATGAGTACAATCCTCCTAGCTGTTGATCTAATTCCATCTGTGTCATACGTACTTCCTCAGCTGTAGTACGTTCACTATTACGTACTGATAGTATAAGGAAGGCTTCATTAAGACGACGTTCTAGTTGACCAATCAGCTCGTAAGCTGTTCTGAAGTCACCGTTCTTGCCGACTTGTACCACACCAATATCATCAGGTCTACCCTGAATGATAGCACCGTTACCAGCCGTAGCTAATGTCTGTGGTTTAGTGGTGCTACTAGGAGATACAGTAAATACAACCTTAGCTGCAGCTGCTGACCCTTCTACAAGGGCTTGCATCAAAGCTTCAAGGGATTTCAAGTCACCTAAGAATTCTTCTACTCTACCACGTCCATATGGTTCTCCGTCTACTGTATTAAAACGTAGTGGTAACCATGGTGTAGCAGCGAGAGGTGCTTTACCTTTAGAAGCTGGTATAATATAATCATATACCTCTTGGTGCCAAGTGAATCTGTTGTTATCTCTCCTTACATATGTGTAGACATCGCATTCTTGACGTTCCTCGTAAGGTACCTCATCGTCATCTACAACTTCTTCATCTTTATAACTTTCTAATATTTCAGGAGGTACTAGACCTTCCAATGTTTCGTGGCTAACTCTTTCTTTTGTAACAATTTCAATCACGTTGCCGTTGCCATCTCGTTCAATCACGTAACGATTTAGCGGGAACATTTTTAACCCTTCCTTACCCATAAATATCAGTACGTTACCTGCGACAACCAAGTGCTTTAATGCTTGGTGTACGATCACACGATCACTTGAGGCAGCGACTGATTCGAGTATAGTTCTTTCAATCTTAGCAAAGGAGAGATCTAATTCGGATCTCATCTGAGGATTGATTTGATTCTCTTCCATTGAAGAGTCATCTAATTGTAATTTGAAGAAGCTTGTTTGTGGTGGTAGTAAGGCTAGCATTAATTTAGATGCCAGTGTTACTACACCTTTAGCACCCACACTTTGCCAGGGAGTAAGTAAATTCTTAGCTCCTCCTGTATACTCCTCTTCTCCTCTTACTAGATATGGTAAGGTTAATTTTGTTGCTTGTTTCGCTACGTCTAAAAACTGGGAACGATCGCTGGATAAATTGTCATATCTTTGTTTAGCAGTCATTGTTTTATAAGTTTAAACCTGATAAAGTTCTCATTGATCTATTCAATTGTCCTGTGCCAAAGTTAGTTTTACCTAGTTTTCTAGCTTGAGATTTTCTAGTCCTAACCCCTTCTGCACTATCTCCTAAAGTTCTATAATCCATGCTTGCAGATAGATCTGTTAGCCTTTGGTTCCATGCTTCTGATGTCGTACCTAATAATCCTTCAATACGACTTCTTTCATCTGCAGCTGTGGTACTTAAATCATCAACCCAAGACTTTGCATCTGTTCTTAAGTTTTCAATATTAGTAGTAGCTGTAGTCAGATCAGTTTCTAAGCCACCTATTGATGTCAAAGCTTTAGCTACATCAGCTTGATTCGTAGCAGATGTTTTTTCCCAACCAGTTATACGTTTATCTAATCCTTGTATACTTGCTAGGTTAGTTTTTATATCGGTTGATGCATTAGAAAGATCATCTAAATTATAAGTATCAACAAGATCAGTATTCAACTTATCTAAAGCAGATCCTATATCACCTGTATAATTACCTTCAGCATCTGTTGCAAACAAATCACTTATAGCTGCTTGACCAGCCCCACCGTCTTCAAATAAACCAGTCATCTCTGTTTTCAGGTCACCTGTAGTTAAGGCACCGCTGGCTAACTTAGATATCTCATCTAGGCTTAACTCCTTACCCGTCTCACCGAAGGTTTGATTCTCCCAATCAGTGGTTAAACTTTCCTGTAATTTATCTAAAGCATGAGTACCTGCACCTCCTTCTTCCCATAATGCTGTAATAGCATCGTGTCCTGCTTGACCTTCATTAAAGATATTCTTAATATTACCTGAGAGACCTTCTAAAAGAGAATCTTGCCCCCTAATGTGACGGCTTATTTCATCTAATTCTGTTCTATTTCCTTTAATCTCTTCGATACGGTCCTCATTCCATTCAAGAAGACTATCTATTTGAGTTTGTTGACCTTGGTTTTCGGTTACCCGAGCATCATTCCAATCAAGAAGACTATCTATTTGACCCTGTTGGTTTTGGTTTTCGGTTACTCGATCTTGATTCCAATCCTCTAATAAATCAGCTCGACCAGATAATGTATTCTCGTTGGTTACACGATCAGTATTCCATTGTTGAAGATTAGCGATGTTAGTTTCAGCTCGCTTAATCTCAGCCATCCGATGCTCATTCCATTCAGCTAATTGGTTAGTATTTGGCATTAACCTTCCTCCAATTTATGTCTTAACCACTCCACAACAGAGCGTTGACCTGATTTGTACATGATTGCTCCTATATTTTCTTTAGGATGTGGGTTTACTGGTGGAAATTTTTCCTCCATTTCTAGGAGGACTGACTCTAAGTTTGGTCCGAGGATGGACTCAAGAGTATTGGGGTAGGTTGACATTGCTATGTTCAAAGAATGCTGGCATTCGTGCTCGCTGTGTTTCGGCTAGCTCAGGAGCTTTGCCTTCATACATTAGGCGATCACTAGAATCCAGCCAAAATTTTTTACTTAAATATTTATCACCATAGGTATTCTTACCTAGTGGTTCCATTATCCAGTTAATCGTGGCCTTCCTAAGTTTATCCAGAGATTGACTCCAAGATAAGCCCATATCGAGACATACAAGGCTATTAGTGGCCACGTGTATCTGTTCGTCTCGGGAAATATCAGCTGATACCGTTCTGAGACCAGCATCCCCATTAAACCTAAAAAAAGGCAGAAGTACAAAGAAGATAGCACGTTCAATAACTAAAGCTTTGGTGATCATGTGGTCAGGGTGCGCTTCCCACGCATCCCTAAGTAAGAAGGCTTCTTTCTCTGCCTTCTCGTCAACGCCTATAGCGTTCGTAATATAGCCAAGGGCAAGGTCATGTTTGACCTCATCCTTGACGTTAGATTCTAGAAGTTTCCGTGCATTAGCAGGTACATCCTTCTCAAGAGCGTCGGAGATAAAATCCCCCACTGGTAATTCCATGTGACGAATTGCCAGAGCGCGGTAGATGGTCTCTTCAGCTCCTGTTTTAAGT